ACTGTGATATATCCATTATACTTAGGATTTCCACGCACACTGGTAAGTACAAACGTACGGAGGATTTCTGTGATCCAGGCACGATCTGTAAATCTATCGACCACAAAATTCTGGTCAACAATAGCAATATTCCCAATTGTCTGCGTGATACCTGGCCTCCTGGATGTTGGAAATGATACACTTACTCTATCCTTAAAACCATCTGTCACAAACGGAATATCACTAATATTGATAAATCCAATATTCTCATTGATATTGATGCGTCCATTCCAATCTCCCAAACCTGCTGCAAGTCCCTGTCCACTAATAGTCGCTCTAATCTGTGCCTCGCCAATTTTTACAGTACCCGTCGATATCTTAAGGTACATAGAAAATGTATTGGAACTATTCTCTATTACTTTTGAAATTGGAAAAAACAAGGTAACAATGTGCTTCCCATACAAGCATGTCTTTGTTGGCATGAAAGTATCAATCGTTTCATTATTTATCTTGTATATAATGGATAGCTCCGGGAATTCTGTGCTCTCCGAACTATCCTCTGCTTCCTTTGTCACTTCCGGTTTTACAACCTCTAACAGCATTTCACATTGAAAGGCCGCTGTTGTTTCTTCTGTAGCAGTGAAATCAATATCCATCACATTAGTAAGCGACTGTCCTATCACAAATGGACTTACATTTACGAAATTATAAATAATGGTCTTCCCACTCTCCACAGAATTCATAAGTCCTGTAATATTCTTATCATTCTTGCTTTTGGCAGATGCAAGTCTTGGATTCTTACCTACGCATTTCAATGCCATCTTTCCATTGATCTTGCATTCAATGCTGGTGATGCAACTTATCTTTGTTTCATCCGCATGACCGCCGGAGAATTTCAAAATATCACCAACCTCAAGTGCCGGATTTCCTATGGTGGAACTGTCAAATGGTACATAATTTACTTTCTGGAGTGCTGTCAAGATTTCTCTTAACATTTTCTCACGCACTGACTTCAATCCAAACTGCATCAAAGGGTTCACCCCAAGATTCATTGTAAGTCCATCATCCTTTTCCATTGCGATGTATTCTGCTATCTGGCTAATCTGATTTGTTGATGAGACCGCTGTATAACGTGTCACAAAATCAGAATAGCTGCTATCAAACCTCTCTGTCTGAGGAACATTCCATACAGAAGTATTACCATACTGCTTAAGCACCAGTTTTCCATACCGATCTATCTGACAAAAACACCCCAGTACCTGTGCTACATAAAAAATCAGGTCACGAAAAGTCTCCATATCATTATCTGCATATACGCCAAGTGTCATCTTCCCATTTGGCAGTGCATTGATTTCTGCTACGGTTTGTGCCATTTCTACCTTGCACGCTTCACATGCAACCTTTAAAAATTGATATGGCGTACCACTGGAAGAAGCCAACTTCAATGATTTTTCAAAACGTAACATATAATCGTAGGCTTTTATCTCCAAAGTTCGCACCTTCCGATTGGCCTCTGTAATCTCAAATATACCCATCGGTATGGTTTCTACTGTCCCATCTAATAAAGTCAGTGAATAATACATCCGTATCAGTGCATCTTCCAATGTGTATCTATCAATTTCAGAAAAGAGACTTATTCCTAACTCTGCTGCATAAACAGTCCCCAGCTCTATTTCTGTGTTGCTGCAGCACTGCCACTTAATATATCCAGAGCCTTTTACAATATCTTTTGCGCCAAACGTATATGTTTTTCCGGCTTTCGTGGTGATTGAACCAGACCACTCATATTTTCTTGTATTCTGTCTTACTGCATTCTTGAACTTTTCTGATACTTCAAACACCAACGTCACCTCCTACATTTCATTCAGCGTAAATGATACTGTCCATAATCCCTTGTACGATGTATCTTTTTTCAGCTTTGCCTTAAATCCATATATATACATCTCTGTTTCTTTCAACTCCAGATCTTCTGTGTCAAAGTACTGAACCGTAATCTTTGGCATTTTCGAATATTTCGTAAGCAGCCTAAGCCATATTTTTGAGACAGAAAAAGAGACGGAAATGGTAACCACTCCCGTCCGCACCACATCTCTTTGTGTTGTTCCCGCCTCTGTCTCTCCTCCTGAGTCAGCTTCTACATCAGATAAATCCAAATCATAAGAATCCGGCAATGGCAGCTTTTTCTGATTGAATACCAAATACTGCAAATATGCCATTCTACCTACCTCCACTTCTAAGATTTGCTCGCTGCTGTGCTGATACTATTACTTCATCTAACATGGTTCCACCAAGATATACCGGAATTACAATGTCGCCATTTGGCCCACCTGCATTTTCTATTGCATCTTTTATTGCTGATGCTATCCCGGATATGCTCTCTGTTTGTGCGGCTCCCTGGGTAAGAGAATGATTCTCAGTATCTCCTATCTTTGGATTAATCACCATATCAGAAGAAACCCCGCTGACAGCCTTTTGAATCATTCCACGACTTTTTTCGATTCCCTTTGCCAGGCCTCCCATGAAGTCAGGCATCCAAGATTCGTAATCCGTCAGTGGTCCTTCATCCGGGACTGAGAAATGAAGGAATGACTTGATTTTATCAGCAACACCTTTTACAGCATCACCAACTGCTCCAATGCAGCTCTTAATACCATTTACGATACCCATAACCAGATCTTTGCCCCAGGTAAACGCCTGAGAAGCAAGCCCAGTAATATGACTCTTCACATTGGAAAATCCTGTCTTTACTGCATTCAGCACATTTCCCATTGCTCCCTTCACAGCATTCACGATGCCAGTAAACACAGATGTGACAGCGCTCTTAATTGCTCCAAGAACTGTTGATACTGTCGATTTGATGGTATTCCAGATGGTTGAAATCGTACTCTTAATCGTGTTCATGATTGTAGTAATCGAATTCTTCACTGCTGTGAAATCCCCAGTAATCAATCCCTTAATGCCACTAACTACTGCCTGAACAATCGTCTTGATGGCATTCCACACTGTGGTAAAAATGGTTTTTATCGCATTTAACACAGTGGTAATCACTGTTTTTATCGTATTCCATACCGTAGTAATCACTGTCTGAATGACAGTAAGTACAGTCTGGATAATCGTCTTATAAATATTGAAATACGTCGTCACCAGTGTTTTTATCACATTGAACACTGTGGTAAATACACCTTTGATTGTCTCCCAAACTGTAGTAATTACAGTTTTGATGACATTTATGACAGTTTCAATGATGGTTTTATACAAATTGAAATATGTGGTCACCAATGTCTTGATCACTTCAAACACTGTGGAGAAAATCGTCTTGATAGCCTCCCATACCTGCGAAAAGAACTCCTTGATCGCATTCCATACGGTAATCGCTACCTGCTTTACATTCTCCCAAAGATCAATCCAAAATTGTCTAAATCCATCACAGTTATTCCACAAATAAATAAACGCAGCCACCAAAGCTGCGATTGCTGCGATAATAAGGACAATAGGATTTGCAAGCATGGTCGTGTTAAGGGCAGCAAATGCACCTTTCACAGTATTGATAACTCCTGTAATTTTCGGAACTACCGTCATAATCGTTCCTACTGCAGATATCACTTTTCCAATGACAATCAGCACAGGTCCAAGCGCTGCCGCAACCAGGGCCACTGTGACAATTACTTTCTTTGTTCCATCATCTAAAGAATTAAGCCAATCCACTGCTTTTTGAATTACACCTACAATACTCTTAATTGCTGGCATCAAAAGCTCACCAAAAGAAATAGCCAGCCCTTCTAAGGCTGACTTTAAAATAGTGACCTGTCCTTGTAAGTTATCAAGCTGGGTATCTGCCATCTGTTGAGCAGCACCACCACTATCTGTAATCTTCTGCTGTAAGTCGTCCCAGGTACTTCCCGTATTAGCAAGCAATGCATTCACAGAAGACAAATCTGTTTTATTAAATATGGTTCCAATGATATTTGACTTCTCAGCAGATGTCATTCCATCCATTGAAGTATTAAGATCACCCAAAATATCATTCAATGATCTCATGTTTCCCTGAGAGTCATACACCTGAATTCCCAAGGACTCCAT